CGGACTCTATTGAGCGGGGTGTCTCAAAATAAGGGGGGATTTTGAGACGCGAGAGCGGCGAGCCTATCTGCGGATCTCGATGATGGTCATCGACGACGCGTACATTTTTGGGCCCGGGGATCAACTCCCGGAAAAAGTGAGACAGAGTGACGTGGTCGGCTAAGCCGCTGGCGGTGGTACCGCCTCGCCCCACCCGAGCGCGTCGACGGCCGCAGCGTTCCCGGCCGCGTCGATTGCCACCCGCAGCGCAGCGGCATGGGATCGAGCGCCTTGCTCCCGAGTATGGCTGGCGCGCCACAACTCGTTCATCTGCAATGCGGTCAGCGCGACCGGCGTGTTGTCTGCCAGGCTGTAGATGACGCCGGACCCGTTTGCCGCGCAGAACTGTGCCTTTGCGGCGATCGCCATGCGCGCCTTCTCGTCGTGGTCGAACATACCGTGCGCTGTGGTAAGCGGTGCGTCGATCGCCCTGTCGCGCGCAGCCTTGACCTCAGCCCACTTGTCTGCTTTCGCCTTCTTGAGCCGAGGGCGCAAGTACCACCGCTTGGTGGTCGAGTCCCAGGCCCACACGTACAACGCCAGGTCGGTGCCGTCCCACGGGGGCTCGGGCTTGTGGTCAATCAACGCGCCGGTATCGAGGTGCACACGCATGCTGAGGTAATCAACCTCACCGTCGTGCGCGCCGACACCATCACCCTTGTGAGCTAACTGAGCGGCAAGCTGCTGCGCGGTGCCGATGAACGAGGCGCCGCTGAACAAGCCGCTCGCCAGGTCGTAGAAATGCCATGTCGACTGTGTCATTTCTTCACCAGCTGCAGGATCATCTTCAGGTTCGTCATCGAGAAGGTTGCCGTGCCCGCCAAGATGTATGCAATTTCGCTCGTGGAGACTGCCCACGAGACGCCGCCACCCGGATAGTCGAGTTCCATGTAGGTGACCGGTACGTTGCGGTCGATGGCCGGCATGTCGACGCCGTTGACGGTGCCCTTCAAGAGGATGTTGCTGGTGCCGCTGGGAAAGCCCGCATCGCGCCCCGTGCCCTGGACGTAGGTGCCGCTGAGGGTCACGCGCAGGCGACCCGCCGCCGCGTTCGAGAAGGTGCCAGAAATGTTTGCCATGCGGTTCGTTCAACAGGCCGGGCAATGCACGACACCCGCGGCGTCGGCATAGGTGACGGTTTCGGTGACTGCGTTCGTATCGATCTGTCCAGTCCCGACAGAACCCAACGTCGCTAGCGCACCGAGCCGCGCCTTGGCGTTGGCAGAGATCTTGTCGAGTAGTGCTTGGCGCGTGGTGTACGCCGCGATGAACTTGGCCCGGAAGGTCGAGCCGACGATCGTGGTGTTGCCACCAAGGTTGTCCCAGTTGGTCGGCGACGTCAGGCCCGAAAGGTAGGCCGTCAGATCGCTCACCGCCGTGTCGTACGCGCTCTTCTCGGTCGTGACCGCGTAGTTCGTGGCCTGCGCGTCGATGCCACCCTGCTCGGTGATGAGAACACTGTAGTCGCGCACCACGGCCGGTTTCTCGACCGGCGTGAGCAGGCTGTCGCTCGCGATGTCGGTCAGCTCGGCCAGCGCTGAGTTGGCGGCGCCCTGGGCGGTGGCAGCGGCCGCGGCAGCAGCAGCTGCAGCACTCAGCGCGCCGCTGATGTCGGTCAGCGGGCCGAAGCGGATGTGGCGCAGGCTCGAGCCGATCGAGGCGAACGACGAGTCGAAGAAGAACTTCAGGCCAGACGCCGCAGCGACAGAGCGCATGACGACTCCGTTGCGCAGGTACTTGACGGTGTTGCCGTCGTAGAGCACCGCGAAGACATCCGAGGCGGCATAGGTTCCCGACAGCAGATAGCCCGTCCCGCTTTCATACGCGTAGACCAAGGCAGACGCCTGCTCGAAGTAGATCGCGTAGTCGAGAGACGTGTAGCTCGCGTCCGTCGTGGGATCGCTGTTCAGGCCGAACATCGCGTCCATTGGAACGGTGCCAGGTACGACGCTCGCATAGGCGCCGCCGGTGAAGCTGTCACGGCTGTAGGCGTCGCTGTCCCAGGCGCCCGCGCCGCTGAGCTTGCTCGCTGAGTTGCCCGCCAGCACCACACCGCGCGCGATCAAGGTCAGGTCCGAAGTCGCGTCAAGGGAGCCGGTGTAGGCGTAGTCGGCCAGCGTGCGGGGCGTCGCGCCGGCGCCGGTGATGATCAGGTTGCCGGCCTGCAGCGAGAAGGTCACGTCGCAGAAGGTGCTGTTCGGAAACGCTGCGTCGCCTTGATAGCTCTCGAAGCCGTTGCCCTCGCCGCAACCTGCTATTGCGATCAGCACATAGGCGGCGCGGTACGCGAAAGCCGGACTCCCGAAGACGGCTGCCGATGCACCACACCGCTTCATCGCCGCCGGAAGGTTGCCCAAGAGGCGGCTGGTTTGCGGTTCGTCGTTCGTCCAGATGACGACTATCTGGCCGGAACCCAGTGCGTTCAGATCGGTGGCAAGCCGGTTGGCCTCGCTCAGTCCAACGCCCAGTGGGTTGTATGACGTGACCGACGTGACGCTCCCGGTAGTTCGACTGATGACGGCGAGCTGGTACGGCGCCCCGGCCGTGTTCAACGCCGTGTTCGTTTCGCCGTTGTAGAGTCCGATGCCGATGGGGGCGGCCGTGTCGACGTACCCGCGCGAGACGACCCGGAACAGTTTCGGCCGACCGGCGATGTTGGCCCACTGCAGTGCGGCCGCTGCGTCGACGACGACTGTGGCCGACGTGGCCCCTGCGGACACGTTGCCGCTGGTGTCGTGATGCTTGGCCAGCACGGTGTAGGTTCCCAGCGGCGGGGACAGCCAGGTCCAGGTGTCGGCCTTGCCCTGGAAAATCGGCGTTGCCGTCGTCCATGTGGCGCCGAGCCGCAGTTCGGTGTCGGCAGCGTCGAGCTCGACATTGAGCGTCCAGTTGAAGCGCACGCCGGACTGCACAACTGTCGCTGCGAAGGACGCTACATCGAAAGGCACCGCCGTCTTGCCGATCACGTTGTGCAGGACCTGTCCGGCCCAAGGCCCTCTCACCAGCGCATTGAACGCGCGGGCCTTCACGAAGTAGAGACCGCGGTCCTGCACGTTGTCGAGGTACATGCGGCTCTGACCGGCGGCCGCTGTGTCGCTCTGCCACTGGATCTCTGGCTCGCCGGCGCGGCCCCAACGGATTTCGACGCCGCCGTTGGTGCGCACCTGTTCGTCGACGATCGCGTCCCACGTGACGAGGATCCGCGAGACGATGGTGCCGTCGACCTGGCGCAGCAGCTGCGCGGTGCCGCTTGCGCAGGCGAGGCCGGTGACCGCGGGCACGACGAACGGGTTCGGCAGGTTCGTGTTGGGCTCGGCATCGACGGCATCGAAGGCCGACCCGAAGGTGTAGATGCTCGGGCCGGTCTCGCGCAACGTGAGCACGATCAGGCCGTCGATCGACCACTGGCGATCGAGCACCTCGAACGACTTGTTCGACCAGCCGTAGCGGGTGCAGGTGAGCGAGATCGTGTCGAACAGCTCGACCGCGTAGGCGCTGAGCTTGAACGTGGCCACCACCGTGAGCGCCTGGCGCGCCTGGCGCAGCATGACGGCGGCGAGCTGCTGGGTCTGACCCACGCGGTTGACGGACGAGAACTGCACCTCGAGCGGCAGCTCGGCGCCGTCTTCAGCGATGTAGGCCGTGCTTTCGACGCGCGGCATGTCGATCACCTGCCAGCCATTCGCAGGGTCCGAAAAAGTGCCGGTCACGACGTTGAACAACTGGTCGCGCGGCACGCGCGGTTGCACCTGCATGCTGCTGCCCGCGAAGTCGTCGTCGCCCAATGCGAGCAGCGGCACCACGTAGGCGCCGGCCTTCAGGCGCAGCTGGTTGCCTGTGAACGCGACACTGCCGGCCATGGAGCGGGCGAGATCTGCCAACACGTCGAGCGGGCGGGCGTCGGTCTTGGCCATCGTGCCGGCGGTGTACAGCTTGCCGGCCGTGCCGACACCGGCGACCGTGTAGACGACCGAGGTGTCGCACACGTTAGCAGCGGCGATCACGTCGCCGGTGTGCACGGAGCCAGCGGACAGCCGGCCGCCGAGCGGCGAAAGCGCGTAGTGGCGCATCAGCAGCGCATTGTTTTCGCTCCAAGCGGTGAGACTGCTACGCGGATCGAATACCTTGGCGCCGCGCACGACCGCGCTGACATTCGGCAACCCTGCAGGGTAAGCGTCGGGGTCGTAGGAGAAGTAGCACATCAGGTAGGCGACTTCGCGCCCGCGGTGCGTGGCGTCCCACTCGGCCGGCAACAGCGCCGCGAGCGTGGGATCAACCACCTGGCCCGGCGCGCCCAGGTGACTCGTGATCACGGCGCTGCTGCCGGTGAGCAGGTATTCGAAGTTCACGTTGGCAGTGAATGCCAGCGCGGGGTCGACACCAGCCACGGTGACGGTGTTGCCGGCGACGGTACTCGGGTACTGCGGCGAGAAGCCGCCTGGATCGCTTTCGGTGCCCGGAGTCGACACGACGACCGTGCCGCCAACTAAAGTGCCGGGAAGAACGACGCTGCCGCCTCCACCGGAGATCGCCATCGTGGTGACGCCGGTGGTGCGGCGCGACCAAAACCATGGCGGCGTCTGGACCGACCCGCTCCCGTCGAGGTTGACCGGCGTGTCGTCGAAGTAGATCTGCTCCACGGCATCGATCTCGTGCCCGGCCAGGGCCACGATCATCGCCAGCTGCTCCTTGTGGGGCCCGGTGGTGCCGACAAAGGTCAGGGCACCCCCGACACGCACGCGACCCAACACGACGCGGCTGGGCTGGATGGTGGACCGCACGGTGATCGTGCGATCTCGGAGGGAATCGTTGTAGTTGTCTTTCGCGTTTCGTCGGGCGCGCGCCTGCTCGCTCTGGGCGTAGGCGACCGTGGCCGCTGCGACCACAATGGCCGCGATCTCGGGCGCGTAGATGATCAGCGTCGCACCGATAGTGCCGCCGACCTCGCTGCCGATCGCAGCGACAACTGCGATGACCGCCTCAGTCATGCACCACGCGCCAGGCGCACAGGCCGGCAGAGAGCGGCATTGCGGCCAAGCCGGTGGAGCCCGGAGCCAGCAGTACCGGGCCGTGGCAGACGGTCAGCATCGCGCGCTGGTGTACGTCGTGCGGGTCGATCGCGAGTACGACATCACCGGCGCGAGCGAAGCCGGCCTCGATGGGCTCGCCGAGGATCTGGGTGATCATGGCCTTCAGGCCGCCGGCTTCGCGCACCAGGCGCGCTGCCTCGCGCTCGCTGGACCAATGCAGCCCCTCAAGCGGGTTGCCGCCGGTTGCGAGCTCGACGGCCTGCGCGGCGAAGGTGCAGCAGTCATGCCGGCCGACTGCGAAGGGCTTGTGGCGGGCTTCGGCGATCAGCGCGGCGATGCGTGGGTCGGGTGCGACGGGGTCGTGGTCGATGTTCATGGCGTCACTGGCGGAAGTAGCTGGCGGCCGGCCAGGTGATCTGCTGGTCGGCCTGGTCGACGACGTACTCGAAGAAGGTGTCGCCGGCATAGCGGCGCTGCTGGTCTTGATTGCTGAAGCGCTGGTTGCCCGGGCGGAGCAGATCGATGCCGACGTGCTCGGCGCTGACGGTGACGGTGGCCGTCTGTGCAGCTTCGGCGATCGTCATCACGTCGAGCCAGCCGGCCCACTCGACGACGGCATCGAGGATCTGCGCGTTGGCATCGAATATCGCGGTGTAGATGAAGACCGGCTTACCTTGTACGAGCTCGGAGAGGACCAGGGAGACCATGCTCGACGGCACGCCGGACAGCTCGAAGCCGAGGCCCTTGAGCTCGCCGGGCTGGTCGTCGATCGTGTCGATGCGACCCGCGCCGGCAATGCCGAGAAACGTGCGGCCTGCCCACGTCAGATCCCAGCTCGAGGTGTTGACGAGCAGCGGCGTGCTGAGCTGCATCTCGACGAGCTGCACGAGCGTGACGTTCGACTGCGAGAGTGCAGCCGCCACGGGCGCGATGAGTGTGCGCATCGGGTCTACCAGGTCTCGATCAGCTCGACCTCGACGCCCTGCGCGACGACGGCGCTGTGCCGCACCGGTACGCGAGGATCGGCCAGGCGCCAGGTGCTGCTCGGGCGATACCAGGTGACGGCGGCTCCGGAGGCCAGCGCGATGCGCGCACGGTTGACGAGCGGCACGGCAATCGTGCCGGCACCGCTGCAGTCTTCGGCAACCTGAAAGAGCAGCCCACCGACGCCGAGCATGTCGCCTGCGGCGAGTGTGCCGCTGCCTGAGACGGAGAGCGCCGCGGCGCCCTGCGCAGCAGCGGCCGCGAGCGTGGGCGCACCGCGCAGCGTGCCCACTGGCTCAGGCCGTGCGAGGTGCCAGGCGCGGATGCGATTGACGCCGCGCTGCTTGTTGAAGAAGGCCTCGAGCGCCCCGCTTTCGCGCCGGTATCGGGGCGGCAGGCTGACGGTCATGCGGAAGCGCTCGCCGAGCAGGTCGATGCTCTGGTAGGCGCGCGTGAATGGGCTTTCGAATTCGCGGGTATTCGGGTCGAGCAGGATGCTGCACTCGCTGCACAGGAAGGCATCGGGCCAGTCGTAGACCGTCATTCGAACGCCCCCGCCCGGCGCTTGCTGCGCAGGATCTCGCTCTTGAGCTGGCGGTTGCTGGCTTGCAGAGCCGAGGCCACCTCGGCGCGGCTCACACCTTGCCCGACGTAAATGCTCTGTCCGCTGAAGTCGAAGACGTCTCCGCCCGCTTGGAGCGCGCTGTTCGGCACGATCGTGCCGTTGACCTGTGGCACGAACAGCTCGCGGCCGCGCTCGCCGGTCATCACCGGCACGCCGGCACTGACGCTGCCGCCCGAAGCCTTGAAGCCGCCGAACAGGCCCAGGAGGCTGCCGATCGCGCCGCCACTGCTGCCGGTGGACCCGCCGCCGAAGATGTCGTTGAGCAGCGGCTTGACGATCTTGAGACGAACGAACTCCGCGATGATGGTGTCGACGATCTGGCGCGCGTCGATCGCCTTGCCGGTAAGCGCACCGGTGAGGCCGTCTTCGAGCGACTTGAGGCTCTCGGTGACGAACTTCTCGGCGTCGAGGCCGGCCTTGCCGAGCCCATCGGTGTAGGCCTTGAGCGCGCGCTGCGCGCCGGCCAGCGGGTCGTCTTCGGCCTTCGCTGCCTTGGCCGCGAGCTCGGTACGCAGGTCGATCTGCTTCTGCAGCAGCGCCGCCTTGTCGCGCAGCGCGAGCAGCTCACCCGCGCCGGCGCCGAGGGCTTCTGCTTCTGCGATGGCGCCCTTCTCGACTGCCAGCGCCAGCTCGAGGCGCTTGATGCGCAGGTTCTCGACCTCGCGTGCGTTCAAGCCGAAGATCTCGATCTGATCGAACAGGCCCCGGTTCTCCTGCAGGCGTGCTTCGGTCTGCTGCGCGATGAGTTCGAGCGTGTCCTGCTCGACTTTGAAGTCGGCGTCGGCAGCTGCGCGCAGCAACGCCCGTGTCTCCAACTGGCGATCGAGCGCCTTCACGTCGGCGAGGCGCGCGCGAACCACGTCCTTCTGCGCGGCGCTGAGCTTCGACTTCGCGCCGCCGAGCGCGGTCTCGACGTCGATGGCGAACTTCTCGGACTCGGTGAGCTGTCGGTTGAGCGCGATCTGGACCTTGTCGGCCTCGGCGCGCTCCTTCAGCTTGTCGAGCAGCGCGCTGAACTGGTTGAGACCCGCGTCCTTGTCGGCGCCGCCGGTCTTGTCAGAAACGGGTGCGGCTTGCTTTGACGCGTTCGCGCGGTTCAGCAGGCGCTGCATCTCGCCGGCGTTTGAGCGAGGGTCGACGACATCGATCTCTGCCTTGAAGACTTCGTTCGCCTTGCTCGCTTCGAGACGCAGCTCCTTCAGCTTGGTGCGCAGGGAGGTGGCACGACGCTGCGCGGCTTCATTGCCCGGCTCACGAGCGAGCGTGTTGTCGAGGCCGACGAGGATGTTCTCGACGCGCTGCACCTCGGCGCCGCTCGACGCGACCTTGCGCTCGAGCTCGCCGAGTTTGTCGAGGCCGAGATCAAAGGCAAGCGCCTGCTTGAGCGTGAGAAGCGCCGCGAGAAACAGGTTGCTGTTCTTCGCGTTCTCGATGAACTGCGCGGCCAACTGGTTGAGGCCCGGAAGCAATTTTTCGAGCAACGCGACCTTGCCGCCCTCGGCCGCCAGCGAGAGGCGCTTCAGGTTGTCGTGGAAGTCCGCAGCGCCTTTGGCGACCTCGTTGCTGTACACGGCGCCAAGTTCGCGCGCCAGCTTTGTCTGCGCCTCGATGCCGGCGCTGCCCTGGTTGAGCAGCGGGATGAGTGTCTCGCCGGCCTTGCCGAACAGTTGGGTGGCGAGCGCGCTCTTGGCTGCGCCGTCCTGGTAGCTCTTGAAGCGGTCGGCGATCTCGAGCAGGACTTCGCTGCTGCTGCGCAGCCCACCCTGCGCGGTCTTGACGCTGACGCCGATCGCCTCGAATGCCGCGCTCGTCTGCTTGCCGCCGCCCGCGGCGTCTGCCATGTTGACGGCGAGCTTGCGCAAGCCGCCGGCCAGATCCTCGAGTGAGGTGCCGGCGGTTTCGCCGGCGAATCGAAGCGCGCTCAGCTGCTCGGCGGCGATGCCGGATTTTTCGGCCAGGTCATCGAGGCGGTCGAGCGTATCGATGGCGCCGGCCAGCGTGACGCCTTCGAACGCAGCGGTGATGGCCAGGCCGAGCGTGCCGAACGAGGCGCCGGCCTTGCCCGCGGTGTCGCGGACCTGCTGCAGGCCGGCACGCGCACGAGCGAACGCGGCAGCGGTGTCGTCTTTCGCGCTGAGGACGATGCGGGCAACGTTATCGGCCACAGGTCAGCCCCCCGCGGCGTTGAAGCGCGCCATGATCTCGTTGACAGTCATCGGTACGGGTAGTGTCGATGCAGGCGCCACAGCGTCGACCTCCGCCAGCGCGCAGAGGTGCACGAAGTCTTCGGCTCGCCACAGGCGACCTGGAGGCGTCTTGAGGGTGCCGTTGGCGATGGCGGCCTGGAGCTTGCCGAGCATGAGGTTCATGGGTGCAGCGAGCGTCTCGTCGTCTTCCAGTGCCATGTGCAGGCCGAACTCTTGCGCCGACATGCGGTGCCCGAGTTCTTCGAGGGTGCAGCCGAGCCGTTGCGCCAGCCGGAGTGCGAAGCGCAGCTCCGGCTGGCTGCTCAGTTTTTTTCGGAAGCCTTGCCATCGAACCCCGACAGTCGCATCGCGGCGTTGAAGAGGCCGAGCGCTTGCCCCTGCTGCTGACCGCCGAAGACTTCCCACTGCTGCGTTGTGTAGACGGGATGGCCCTCGTCGTCGATGACCGATAGCGCGAGCACCTCAGGCACAACGGTCATGGTGGGATCTGCACCGCCTTCGACGGCGCTGGCACGCAGCTGGCGCATGCGAGCCTGAATCGCAAGGCGCTGCGTCAGCAACATGCCGCACACGACCACCTCGCCGCCGAGCGCCTCGACGGTGACGGTCTCCTTCGGCAGGGTCGGCGCTGGCACCGACCCCCGATTGACGACGCCGCTCATGGCGGTCAGGTCGCGTAGGCCGTGATGCCGCCGCTGAGCTTGAAGCTCACCGGGCTGGTCACGGGCGCGCCGGCACTGCCGGCCGGGAACAACGGGCAGGTCGGGTAGCAGGCGAAGAACACTTTCGCGCCGGTCGCGAAGCTGATCTGCACGGCGCGCACGCCCTTCACGTCATCGGCCTTCTTGAGCTCGACCAGGGCGGGGTCGCTCGGGTCCCAGAGGCTGGAGAAGCTGTACGTGATCGCGCTCTTGACGCCGGGGATCTCCTTCGTCGTGTCGTCGTGGATCGTCGTCACGTCGATCACGTTCGCTTCGCCGCCGGAACCGTTCACGTCCTGGAACGTGGCGGCGGCGGCGCCGAAGGTGATCTTCTGCGCGGTGCCGCTGGCGAAGGTGCCGAACAGCGTGGTGTCGACGCCTTCGAGCGTGAAGCTTCCGGCGCTCGGTGCGGCCACGCGGACCACGCGACTGTTGAGCTCGGTCATGCCGGAGATCGTGAGCAGCACGATATCGCCCGCGGCGTAGGTGTTCGCCGCGGTGGCGACGCCGGGGCTCGCCTTGCTGAGCGCAGTGATGGTGACAGCGGCGGCGAGCACGGTCTGCACCGCGACGCCGACCTTGCTCCAGATGTTGATTTGAGCCATGGTGGTGGGTCCTTCAGGAAACGATGTTGTCGGGGTCGTTGCGCACGGTGCGGAACTCTGCGAGCAAAGTGACGGTGACGACGCCGAGCGCGGCCTCGCCTTCGCCGGCCAGGTCGCGATCGATGCCGGTCAGCGTGAGCTGCAGTCGGTCTTCAAGCGCGCTGAGGGCATCGGACTCGGCCGGCGGGTTGAACAGGCGCGTGCAGACCTCGCTGGCGAGTGCGTCGAGCGCGTCGTCGAGCAGGTCCACGGCCTTGGCCACACCCTGAAAGTCGACGCGCAGGGCGTGCGCCTGGAGCACGGGGTCGTGCAGGGTGAGCACGCTGATCTCTTCTGCCTGCGTAACGACTTTCCACGCTGGCAGGTCTGCCTCGGTCAGCGGCCAGGCGCGGCTCTTGAAGACGCGCTCGGCCGTGCTCGGCAACCCGATGATTCGGGCGGCGAGCGCGTACTTGACCTGGGCAGACGCGAGGGTCACGGCGTGCTCAGCCCTGTGCGGCTTCGTCGCCGCCGGCCGATGCCCGGGCTTTGGCTGAGGCCGGCGTCTCGGCGGAACTCGAGGCGACCAGCTGCGCAGCCTGGGCCTCGGTGACCTCGAAGGTTTCACCGACCGCGACGGGCTTGCCGTCGTGGTCGATGGGTTGCAGCGCAACCAGCTTGATGCGGGCCGCCACGATCAGGCCACCGCGTTGGTGATGAGGTAGCCGGCGAGCGGCGACACCATCACCGGTGCTTCGCAACGGGTGACGGGGAAGATCCACGACTTGCTGTTGCCCTCCCAGTACGGCTCGTCGGCGATGGGGTACTCGTTGAGCGAGTACGTGTAGCCGTAGGTGGGCGTGCCCATGTCGCGCAGGCTTGCCACTTCGGTGAAGGCGATGACGACATCCTTGCCCCACACGTCGCCGAACACACCAGCGTCGGTCGCGAAGATCGACTCGCCGATGTACACGTTGGCGATGCCGAAGAGCGAGCTCAGCAGATCGGTGGTGGCGATGTCGCGGCCGGTGTACTTGAGCCGGTCGATGATCTTCGGGTGCTGCTTGAGCTTGGACCAGACGGCCGCGCCGATGACGATGACGTTCGGGCGCTTGCCGGTGGAGGCGCGGATCGCTTCCTTGGCGGCCTCGATCACCGAAATCGGGTCGCTGACGCCGGTGGTGAAGTCACTCCACTGCCCGGTGCCCGACAACGTTGTCTTGTTGCTGGCTGCGTAGCTGGCGGCGGCGCGCGCCAGCTGCGCCGACGCGTACTCGAGGCGCAGGGCCATGATGTTCTGCACCTTGCGCACGGTCATGGCGCCGAGATCGAGCGAGACGCCGTTGGCGGCCTCCTGGTAGATCTCGATCGGCACCTTGCCTTCGAGCCCGAAGTCGATCAGCGCGTAGGGTGCGCCGGCATAGCCGAACTGCACACGCTTCGTGTTCTCGCCAGGCGCGCGCTGCGAGTTGTAGAGCATGAAGTCTTCTTTGCCGAAGGTGATGATGTTGCCGCCGCGCAGCGGCACATCGACGTTCGGGAAAAGGTACTGGGCGACGAGCTCGCTGTTGGCGTAGCCCTGGGCGATGGTGGTCAGGACCGGGTCGACGATCCGCGCACCTTTGGGTGTCAGTTGTGGCATGGGTTGCTCCGTGGGTGTGGGTTGCGGATCAGTTCGGGACGATCAGGATTTCGATCTGATCGCCGGCGGTGGTCGCGGCCGTGAGGGCACGACCGATCGTGATGCCGGCGCTCTTCGTCACGACCTGGCCGGCGGCGCCGACCACTTCGACGGCGGCACCGACTGCGATGGCGGCGGAAGCGATGGCGATCGAGGTGCCGAGCGCGGTGACGGGCACGCGCTCGCCCGACACGGCGGCGACCTGTGCGAAGCCGACCGCATTGCCTGCCGCGGTGGCGATGACGCCGGCAGCGGTGACCGCGGCGTACTGGCTGATGGCGGCGGTGGCGAAGACGCCGATATCGAGCCGGCTGATTGCTGCGATGGCCATGGTTCAGGCTCCTTGTTGAACGGCTTTGACGGCGGCGACGTAGTCGATGCCGGGGTGCGCGGCCTGATAGGCCTTCGCATGCGTGTTGAGCTCCGCGCGGGTGAGCTCTTTCTTGAGCGGCGCCTCGACGCTCGGGGCGCCGGCGGCCGGGACTGGCTTGGGCGACTCGTTCTCGGCAGCGGTTGCGTGCGCAGCGCGCAGGCCACGCTCGGCCGCGTTGACTGCCATCGCGGCATCGGCCGGGGTGCTCGTGCCGTCGAACTTCATCGCGGCGATGAGCTTCTCGTGGCCAGGCAGTGCCTGGCCTTCGATGCCCTGGATGCGGGCACGCTCTGCGGTGGCGCCGGCGGCGTGGCCTTCGGCGAGGATGGCGGCGAGCACGTCGGGGGCGTCGGCCGCGAGTTGGACTCGGGTGATCGTGGGCATTGCTGCTCCTGGTTGGGTTGAGGCTGGCGCGGCACCGGCGCGGTCTGCGTTGAGCTGGGCGATGAGCTGGTCGAGGGTGGCAACACCGTCCACGAGACCTGCATCGATCGCTTGTTGCCCGATGAACATGCGCCCATCGGCCATGTCCCTGAGAACGACCTTGTCGCTGACACCGCGCGCGCTGGCGATGGCACCGACGAAGAGGGAGTAGTAGTAGTCGACCTGGTCCTGAATCGTCTGCAGGCCATCGGCCGACAGCGGCGCGTACTGACTGGCGACACGCTTGAACTTGCCGGCGGCGATCTCGGTGGTCTTGATGCCGCGCTGCGATTCGGCGCCGGACACGTCGGTGTGCGAGGCGACGACGCCGATCGAACCGACCGCGGTGGTGCTGTCAGCGATGTACACGGCCTGCGCGTGCGAGCCGACCCAGTACGCGGCCGAGGCCATGGTGCCGTTCGCAAGCGTGACGATGGGCTTGATGCCCTTGCCGCTGGCGACAACATCGGCCAGCGCCTGCGTGCCATCGACGGTGCCGCCAGGGCTGTCGATCGCGAGGATGATGGAGTGCACCGCCGGGTCGGCGAGTGCGGTGCGCACGTCTCGCGCGACCAGCTCGCTCGATACGCCGCCGCTGATCTGCATGAACAGGTTGGCGCGCTTGGCGATCACGCCTTCGATCGGCAGGACGGCAACGCCGTCGATCACCTGGTAGGCCTGCTGCTCGTTGGCGAGGGGGCGGCCGAGGCGCTGTTCGACGCCGGCGATGTCGATCTTTTCGCCGCGCAGGTGTGTGGCGTAGATGCCGTGAATCTCGACGAGCTTCTGCGGCTCAATGGCCCAGGGAGAGGTGACTACGTCGAGGAGTTTCATCGCGGCATCGGTTGGATGCAGCGGACTCTATTGACGGGGGTGTCTCAAAATAAGGGGGGATTTTGAGACGACTTCAAATTTCAATCGTCTCCGGTGGCTGGGCCACGCTTCATGAGGCGGTAGAGGGTGCTCCTGCTGACTCCCGTGCTCTTGACGATGTCGGTGACCTGGCCCGGTCCGAGCATCGCCTTGAATGCCGAGCGCTGCGCAGAGATCGGCAATGATGGACGACCCGATCTGCCTTGGGTGGTCTTGGGCATGATCACCTGTTCCCCACCGAGCGCCGCGAGGATCTGCTGGAGCACCTCTTCGCTTGCCTCTTCCGTGATTTCGGGGCGCTTGACGCGCGCAGCGGCGAGCGCCGCACGAAGACGCGCCAGCACGTTCACTTGAGCGAACGTCCGAATCGGCTGGAGCCGGCGAGCGAGATGCGGCCGCCAGCGCCAAGCGTGTTCACCGGTGCTGGACGCGCCGGCACTGCTGCGGTGGGCTCCTCGACCAGTTCGAGCTCGGGCATCACCGTCGGTGCGACGCCGTCTTCGTCATCGACTTCCTCGGTCGAGGCCTCGGGGGCTGGTTCGTGTGCGTGCGTGTGCACGGGTGCCGGCGGCACATCGATCGATTCGTCGGCGGCCTGCTCGTCCGCGTGCTCATCACCGCCGAGCAGCGAAGCCTGGCGCAGCCGCGACTCGATGGCCTGCCATTGCGAGGGCTTGTAGACGTTCAGGCGCAGCTGTCGGCAGAGCCACACGAAGTAGACGGTGCAGTCGAGCACCTCGTTGCGCCGATCTGTGCGCTCGGTCCACTCTCGAATGCGCTTGTTGAAGATGCCCGGGATCTTCATCTCGCCGAGTAGCTGCTCGAAGAAGTCGTCGCGCACGCCCTTGTACCAGTGCATGCGGCCCGGCCCGCGGCCGGTGAGGCGCACACGGCCGCCTTCTTTCGTGGCCCCGAGAACGAGGTCTTTCGCCTTCGCGGTGCCGACGGTGCTGACCTTGACGCCGGCGCGGTCGGCCTTCGTGCTCTTGCGGTTCGGATCGATCGCGCGGGGAACGGTCCAGATCTCGACGCGGCCGATGCGGTCGCTGGCCCCCTTGACGGCGTAGACCGGTCGGCGGCGGTTGTCGTGCTTGCGGATGAAGGCGTAGACGGCGTCACTGGTCTGGCCGTCGCCGCAGTCGATCGCGACGGCGGCGATCGAGATCTCGGCGCCGCTGGCGTGGCGCACGGTGTGCTGCATCAGCTCCTCGAGCTGGCCCCATGCGCCTTGGTGCGCGAGGATCGTTCGCCCCGAGAGTTCGCCCCAGAACGTGAGCCAGCACTCTTCGCCGCGGCCGACGACCCAGACGGTGACGGCCAGGCGGTCGTGCTGCACGTCGACGGTCATCAGAGCGACGAGGCCTTCGGCAGGGCACGACCACTCGGCGTAGGGCTCGGCGCGATCGCGGAGTTCGTCTTCTTCGGGCAGCTCGCCGCGGTACTCCCACGCCAGGCCGAGGCATGAGTTCCAGAAGGTGATCATCTTCTCGGGATCGCCGTTGTCGAACTCGTTCTGCGCGGTGAGGAAGCGCATCGCGAGCACGGGCAGGCGCGAGCCTTCGAAGATGCTGAGCAGCTCGCTCAGGTAGAAGCCCGGCGTCGAGCTTTGCGCGGTGGCCAGCCAGCCGTAGGCCGGCGCGACGAGCGAGGCGCGCTTTATGTTCTCGATGCGCTCGTCGTCTGACCAGATCGTGCCGCAGTGGGGGCACGTGTAGTAGGCATCCTCCCATCGAGCCCGGCCGTAGACCTCGCGACGTGGCCACTTCTCGTCGAGCTCGGCCGGCGGCAGCGCGAGCTCGTCGTCGGAAAGCTTGAGGCCGGGGATGGTGACGTTGTCCCATTCGAGCGCGTGCGTCTCACCGCAGGAATGGCACCCGGTCATGAAGTAGCGCTGGTCGGTACTGCGCATCTCTTTCACGATCAGGCTCGTGGCCTTGGCGGTCGGCGTGCCGCCGATGAGCTGCAAGTCGTCAGGCGCGTACGTCTTGGTGCGCTCGGCCAACAGCGCGATCGCGTTGCCCTGCCCCGCGACGTTCGTGTTCGTGTCGTCGGGCTCTTCGACGATGCCGATGCGGCCACTGGACGACTTCACATCGCTGGGGCTGTTGCTGGCGACGAACTTGAGCAGCCCGCCGCGAAACGAGCGCCGCGTGGTGCCGTTGCCGGCCGCGCGGCTGCGCAGGTTGACGCGTTCGGCGAGCGCCGGCGTCGCGCGTACCATCGGCTCGAACTTCTCGGCAGCGAAATCCTTGCTCGACTTCTCGCGCGGGAACATGACGACCTGGACGCTCGGGCGCCAGTGGATGTGATAACCGATCACGTTGCAGACGATGCCGGCGGTGTAGCCGACCTGCGCGCTTTTCTGCACGCAGATCTTGCGCACGTCCGGGTTGCCGGTCTCGACGAGGATGCCGCGCAGCGCGGGCGTCTCGTCCATCGAATACTTGCCGGGCTTTGCGGTCTCCTCCTCGGCCATCTGCCGGTAAGTCTCGGCCCACTCCAGCGGCGTGAGGTGCGGCGGCGGCGCGAGCTCGGCCCACACGCGCGTGATCATCGCGTCCAGCGCGGCGGCGGCGCCGGCGTCGTCGATGAACAGGTGCGAGGGGGCGCGAGCGTTCATGCGGCGTCGGCGTCCGGATCGTCACCGGTGTTGCGCCAGTCGGCCAGGCGGCGGAGGAAGGCGTCGAACGCGTCGCGCAGCAGCTGCTCGCGCTTGCGCCGATCGCAGCCTTCCATCTGGCCGGCCAGCGCTGCGGCTGAGCGGAGCAGCAGCTCGCGTGCAGACACGACCGCCGAGCGGAGCCGCGGCTCGATCGAATCGGAGCGAACGAGCAGGCCCCTCTTCTCGGCCTGGGCGAGCTCAATGTCGTCGGCCTGCAGGCGGAACAGGCGATCACGCGGCGACTCGCCCTGCACCTTCCGCACCTCGCGGCTCACGAGCCAGTTGATGCAGGCCTCGGCCTCGTATTCGCTCGGCACGCCGGGACCGCCGCGAAGTGCGATCGGGAAGCCGTCTTCCTGCCACTCGACGATCGTCTTTGGCGCGACGCCGAACACATCGGCGACGCTTTCCTGACCCACGATGCGCGTCACTTACTTACCTCAGGAGAATCGCCGAAACTGGAGCGATTTCGAGCCGTTTCGCACCCGTGTGGCTGAGGGCGCTGGAAGGACCCGTGATCGGGGCTGAACACTGCCAACACCTGGGCTCTGTCCATAGGGCGCGTCACCTGCCGCCCCTGTTGAAGCGATCGGTGAAGAAGCGGGCCTCGCGCTCGAAGACTTCGGGGAAGCGAGCCTTCATGACATCGACCACCTTGGCGTTGATGCGCCTTGTGTTGAACATCTGCGCCACGTCGATGGTCTGCACCGGTTTGATGGGCAAGCGGCTGTTGCCGGTGCGTTCGAACACCGTGCGACCCTTGTTGCCGATGAAGGCCCCCTTGAGCGCTTTCTTCCCACCGGCGCGCTTGATCTTCACGAAGAGCTGGTTCAGCGTGCCAGCCTTGGCGCGCCGCTTGCCCTCGGCCCGCGACACGAAGCCCTCCACGAACGCGATGATGTTGGCCGACCTGGTGCGATCCGACTTTCCACCTATGAGTGCACCCTCAATGGTGAATGCACCAGCCCGACCGCTTGCGCGCCTTACCTGCAGGCGCTCGCGTACGTACGCCGCCTTCACGTTGAACTCGGCCGTGATCGCTCGGCCCATCTGCGTCTTCGCAAGGTCGAGCGTCTTGTTGATGGCGCTGGCAAGCGCCGGGCCGCGCACGTCGTTGTGCAGGAGCGAGAGCGAGCGTTCCACCCCCGCGAAGTCGGCCGTGATGATCAGCTGCATGGCTCGGCCCTTTCAAACTCCCCTCTTCTCTTCGAAGAAGAAGGAGTGGGTGTTACGCGCGTTACGCGCGACGTTTCGCCCGCAAGCCACGTGGTTACGTGCGTTACGCTGTTACGCGCGCTTCTCCCCCATGAGCAAAGTGCATATTGAGTGCGGCGTCTCGCATGCGTGCACGCACCTACGTGGAGAAGTGGCGTAACACGCGAAACGCAAGTAACCGCGCGGGCTGGCGCTCGAAACACGTTACGCGGGTGGCGTAACAGACGGGGCATCATGGCGGCGGGTCCTCGTGCATGGAGACTCGGCCATAGCGCGCCGCCGTGGTCTCGAACGAGTCCACCTGAGCGGCAGCCCACTCGCCCTCGCTGATGCCTTCCAATGGCGCTGAGCCACGCGGTATCCAGCACCGCACCGCCTTGCGCGGCCCGGTCTCGTGCTTGAGCATCACGACCTTGTAAGCGAGCTTCGGCGGCAATCGCTCGCCCGACTCTGGGTGCCGCTGCACACGCTCCAGTGCGTGCCGCTGGGCGGTCTGCGTGAACTGAGCCTGCGACATCGGCCACTTCTCGCCCGTCATGTCGCACCAGCGCCGGAACACGCGATACAGCTGCTCCGCCGAGCAGACGTGGATAGGCAGGGGAAGGAGACCCTGCAGCCACTCATTGACGAACCGCTCGGCGGGCTTCAGGCTCAGTTCGATCAGCGACGCCTTCGCCTCGGTCATCAGCGGCTTGGTGTGCTCGCCGAAGCCCTGCGTGTCGTAGCGCAGCAGATAGTGCATGAACTTCGCAGCGCCGCCGTCTTTCAGGAAGTCGGCGACACGCAGGTAAAGGTCTTCGTTCGTGGCCACCGGCGTGTACACGACCAAATGGCGCCGGTCGTCTTTCTCGACCGCGATGGGCTGGTTCTCGTTGCTGAGGAACACGACCTGTGCGTGGTTGCTTTCCCAGCGCACCGTCTGGTGCATGCCCCGGATCGGAATCTCGTCTTCCGTGACGATCCACTTGAGCTTGTTCTTGTTGTGGAACAGCTCCTGCCGGGTCACGACCTCGTTGCCGATGATCATCAGTTTCGCGCTGAGCCAGTCGTTGAACTTGTCGTCTAGCTCGGTCTGCCCGACCATGCGGCCGTACTTGCCGTACATCGCCCGGATGCAATCGAAGAAGAGATTCTTGCCCGTGCCCTGCGGCCCGTGAAAGACCAGCGCGCTGCGCATCTTCGCGCCGACGTTCTGCAGCGGGAATGCGAGCCACTTCAGCACCCAGTCCATCACGTCGTCGGCCGTGGTCGCGCCGGTCGCCGTCATGCCGCACAGGTGCCGCAGCAGTTCCAGCATCACCGCCACCTCGCTTTCGTCGCAAGGCGTCGGCACCATCGGCAACCCGTCGAACAGGTTGACCTGGTGATCCCCGACCTCGACACCGGGTTCGAAGACCATGTCCTGCTGCATCACCATGCGCCTGTCGCCACTGGCAAGCCACATCTTCACCGCATCGTTGCCGAACACGAGGCGAAGGTTCTTCACCGCCATCGTGATGCGCTGCTCGCCGTCCCACACCGCGTCGGTGCCGTAGATCAGCCTGAAGTTCTGCTCCAGGCGCTTGAGTCCACCCCCCACCCCCTCGGGTGGTGTGTCGGCGTTTTTTCCACGCCGGCCAGCCTTGCGGTTGCCGCCTTGCGGTTGCCCTCCTTCGGACGAATCCAGCGGCGGTTCTGGCCGCTGGTCGCCATCGATGTGCCGCACGGTCGATGGCACCAGGTGCAGGCGCCGTTTCTTCGTCAGCTGCACGCCGGTGCGCTCGGCCAGCCAGTGCAGCGCGTCTTTCGGCGTCGTCAGCGACGACCATCGCATCACCAAATCGATCGCGGTGAACCCCTGCTCCAGACCGAAGTCCATGATGCCCGTCGGCGCGATCGAGAGGTCTTCCTGCAAGTCGCGGCCGAGATCCTTCGAGGTGACCCGGTAGCCGTTCGTGCTCGGGTGCACACGCGCCTTCGGGAACAGCTCGGGCACCCAGGCCTGCAGCGACGACAGCGCCGCATCGTTGACACGTTTGAAATCGTCACCGCTCGCATGAGGCGCGTTCGGCGCACGCGCTGTCGGTTCGACCGGAGGGGGTGGCGGCGCCGGAACCTTCGCAGCCTTGGCCTGCAGCTTGGCCGCGTCGATCGTCTCGTGAAGCCATGGCAGCACGCCCTCTTCTGCCGCCCTCACTTCGCGCGGCGCCCCCGGCCACCAACTGCCGGTGCAGGTGAAATACTGGCGCCCGCAGAACATCTCGAGGCCGATGCCGTTGTCCTTGTTCGTGGTCGTCGTACCGGCCATCACGATGTGCACGCCGGTGCCGCTTGGGCTGCGCTCGGTGTAGCTGCCGCAGAGTTCGATGACCTTTGCACACAGCTCAGTGACCTCGCCCGTCGCGATGTCGATCGCCGCATCGATGTCGACGCCGATCAGCCCGTCGCCTGGCAGGAACGCGAAGCCCAGCCCGGTGAAGTGCATGGCGCCCTTGAGGCGCGCGAGCGCGGCGTCGAAGGTGCACAGCGCCTCGCGATCGGCGGCGTCCCCCTGAGTGCCCGCCCGCCGCTTGCCGTTGGCGTAGTAGGGCACCTTGCGCGGCTTCGCTTCGCCTTCGTGCTTCTCCAGCTTCCACAGCAGCCACTGCGGCAGCGCGCGCATGGCCTCCGGCATGGAGCGCAGGCGCTCGACCAGGTCGGCGCGCTCTGCGATGGCCGTTTCTCGATCGGCTCTCACCTGGGCAGGCCCTGCCGGTGCTCATGATCGCCGCGGCAATCCTCGTCGCAATACACCGCGAGCGGCAGGCAGCGCGCGCGGCAGTTCATGCACACACCCGGTGTGCCACGCGGTGTCGCCGCCGCGCGCATGCTCTGAATCTTCAGTGCACGGTCGAGAAACTCGGCCTCGCGCTGGGTGGCCTGGTCGTCGGCGCTCAGACGCTCGCCTTGATCGCGCTCCTCGGCGCGACATGCTTTGCCAACCGCCATCAGGCCCCCGCTGTCGAGGCTTGCGGGTTGCAGCGACGATTCATCGATCGCGCCTGCGCCAGCACGGGCTGACCCGACGCGATCAGTTCGCCCCAGTGGCGCTCGATGCTGCGCAGCTCGTTGTCGGTCACGACCCCATCGGCCATGCCGGTCGCCACCGCACACATCACGTCCGCGAACTCCTGCGCCACTCGAGCGATGTGCGCAGCGGTGGCAGCATCGGGGGAGTCGAACGCCGGGAGCGGCACCACCATGCACTGCAGCTCGGCCGCCTGCGCATGCAGGATGCGCAGGTCGCCCGACATGCCCATGATCTTCATTGCGTCGAGCACGCCCAGTTTCGCGTGCGGCATGTTCTGCGCCACCTCGTGACAGAGGCTCGTGCCGCGCTTGCCCAGCCGGCCCGCCAACGCTTCGGCGCCCCCGGGGTAGTCGTGCACGGTGTTGTAGGCCGCGTCGAGCACGTTCATTGCGAACCCCTGTGTGGCATGGCAGCACCGACGCCGTGTTGTGATAGACCCGCGCCGGCCGCGTGCCGATAGTTCGCACCATGCCGAACCAAAACAAAACCGGCTTGACGATGGAGGTGCACCTTTGCGTGCCTGACGATCAAGCCCGATATCTGCCGAAGCGCCGACGAGCCCCGGCGACGATTCCGCAAGGCGCACCGCTGCCGCGACAAGGCGAGGTCATCTACCTCAGCCCCGGCAGCGCCTGGGGCGTCCACATGGTCGTGCACAACTGGAAGGCGGCCGACCACCTGCTCGTCGAGGTCTGGCTCACGCACGTGAGCACCTCGAACCACAGCCGCCCGACGGGCTTCTCGCTGACCCAATGAGAGCCGCCACGTCAGACGCGCCATTTCGACCCCGGCATGGGTCGCAGGTCCATGCTCACGCGGCGCAGCAGTTGCTGACGATCGTCACGCACGCTCGTGATGTCGATGACCTCGATCCAGATGCGATCGACGATCGTGCCCGTCTCGATCTCCAGATCGCGCAGCACCGCCGCGATGGCCAGCTCGGCCTTGACTTGCGCAGAGTCACTCATGGTTCAGGCCGCCTCCTGCGCGGCGGTCAGAATCAGTGCTTTCATCGGGAGTGCTTTCATGGAAGTGAAGCTGATCGATTCGTCGTCAATCGATGTCGGCGGCGTCCGCCTGGACACCAGCCAGGTCGACCAGTTGCTCCACGACCTCGCGCTGGTGCGGAACGAGTTGACGCCGGAGATCCCGCTCGACGTTCGGCAAGTCGAAGGGAACGTCGTTCAGCAGCACGACCCCGACTTTCAAATCGCGCTCAACGAGGAGCGCAACATCCTGATGGCCATCCGGCACCGCGGCATGGGATGGTGCGTCTTCACTCTGAGTCCTGCGCGAGCGGCCAGCTTGCGCGACTTTCTGGCCAAGCGGACGAAGGGTGTCGGCTCGATCGACCTTATCGACGCAGAGCCGCCACCCGGCCACCGACCGAACTGAGGCCGGCGTGTTCGGACCCTGAAAGACGGCCCACGGCATCACTCTGCCTCCTGGGTGGCGGTCTGCATTTCGCTCGACGGCCACTGCGCCAGCAGCTGGGCCTTCGTCACTTGCCCGTCCGTCAACGACTCGATGCGCTCCGAGTGCCCGGTCTCCCCGGTCCACTCCGTTCGCGGCATGCGGCCTCCCTTTTCCCACTTGCGTACCGCTTGGTGGGTTACCTCGAGGCCTCGCGCCAGCACGCTGAGGCCCACGATCGAAATCGCTCGAGAAAGTGGAGTTGACGTCGTCATGCACCCGATATTACAACCCGAAGTTACTGTTTGTCCACAACCTCAAGTAACACGTAGGTTGGTTACTTTCAGTTGTATGGACTCCAACCTCGACTCACCACGCACGGACTTCGCGCAGCGCTTGGTTGAAGTTTGCGAAGACATGAACCTGCCCGCACGCGGGCGTCAGACGCAACTCGCCAAGAAGTTCGGCGTTAGTCAACAGGCCGCCCGCAAGTGGCTTGATGGAATTGCCTACCCGGAAATCGACAAGCTCGTCGCGATGGCAGACTGGGCCAACATCAATGTCAACTGGTTGCTGCAGGGCGTTGGCCCGAAGCACGGCAACAGGGTTGACGCAAAAGCGCTTGTTCTCGATGAAGCAGTCAAGCTACTGCCGCGCGAGCTCGGCCTGGACCTCGTCGACAACCTGCGCGCCAAACTCGAACGAGTTGGCAAGCTACGCATAGGCGAGCCCTCGTCACGCTACTCCACCATGCTCGAGGCCTATGAACACGAGATCGCAAGGAAGCCAAATTAGGCTTGCAGGATTGTGCCTTGCGTTGGTCGCGGGCGGTTGCAGCACCACGATTTACGACCTCGGTCCGACCAACTCCACGACGCGCGTTGCATCGGTCGCCGTGTCTTCGGAGACTGCGTTTCGCAATCTTCTGGAACAGACTCGCTCCTGCTATCGCAAGCGAGCCTTCACGGTGCAGGGCGACTTCTTCCCTGACACCCGAGGTGCCGTCATATCCGTAACAGCTACACCGGGATCGATCGGCCAACAAGCGCTGACGCTGGTGAAAATCCGACCGGTCGACCGTACAGTTTCGGAATTGACAATCACCTATCGAGGACAGCCCGGCAGAGGCTGGGCTGAAGCTGCGAGTGCATACGAGGACTGGGCTGGCGGGCTTGACAGCAAATGCCCTATGCCAGGGTGAGCCACAAAAGTAACTTGTGGTTGTTGACAAAACATAACTAGCGGTTCCACAATTCGCTCTGCCGCCCCTTTTGGGCGCTGGAGCGAAGATGCTTTTCACCACCGCCCTCCCACAACTGCCCGCCGGCCCTCGGCGCGCTTCGGCGCCTGATGTCGCTGCCCGCCCCGGCCCCATTGACTGGCCCTTCACGCAGCCGCTGAACGAGCGCCAGCGCGCCGCCGCGCTCGACGGCCTGACCCGGGCCGACGCCCGCCACGAAGGCCGGCGCTTCACGGGCGCCGTTGTCACTGGCTTCGGAGAGTTCGCTTGAGCGCGGCCATCGAGGCCCTGGTGCGGCTCTGGCCCATCGCCCAGCGCGATCACGGCGGCGCGGGCGTGGTCTGCCGCTTCCTGCTCGGGCTGTACAACGGCACGCGCTTCCCGTTCAACCTGACGGAGCTGCGGCGGCTCGACACCGACACTCTCGGCGACGTGATGCTCGTGCTGCAGATGGACGCGACCTTCTGTACGCGCGAAGTGCACGAGCTTCTCAACCAGGCGCTCGGGCGCAGAGACATCGGGCCGCAACTCGAGCTGCTCGCCTACAACCGGCGGCTCAAGGGCGCGATCAAGAAGACGGACCTCGACTACGTGCGCGAGCGCATCGCGTACCTGAACCTCCCGACCGATCCGGTCAGCTCCGGGGCGGTTCGGCAAGCGGCGGTGACGGCATGAGCACGGTGACCCTCTACATCGTGACTCAGCTCGTTTTCTCTGTCCTGCTGGTCGCCTCCCTTTTGCTGCGCAAGCCAGGCGAAACGCCGAAGCCGATCGGCGAACGGGGCGAGCGCATCCGGCTGGTCGTTTGCGTGTGCTTTCTGCTGTGGGAGGTCGCGCTGGTCAGCGCCTGCGGCGGCGGCGGCAACGCCGAGCCGGCTCAGCCTGACCGGACCATCAACCCGCCCGACTGCAAGACCCACCCGGAGCGCTGCACATGAACACGCCGATCGATCCCATCCCGACCGTCGAGGAGGAACACCCGTGGCTGCTGCTCGCCTACGCGATCAGCTTCGTCGCGGCCGTCGCCCTCAGCGCGGTTTTCCGCTGATCACTTACCGGAGCACGCATGCACGCAACCGATCCTGCATTCGCCGAGACCGAAATGGCGAGCCACGTCCTGCCCTTCCCGTTCGTCGGCCTGCACAGCCGCACAACACCCGAGCGTCGCCCCTCGGTCGATTCGACCACCGACCTCGTCTTCAACTTCGCCGACCCCGAGCGCGTGCGCCGTGAGCGCTCGATGCTCGTCACCGCTACGCGCGAGCGCGAGCGCCTGCAGACCGAGGCCAACATGCGCATCGCCGAGGCCGCCAGCGCGGCCTACCAGAACGGAAAGGCCGACGGCCGCGCCGAGCGCGAGCGCGAGGGCTGGACGACCGCCGTCAGCTGGGGCGTCTTCTGCGGCGCCTTCGGCACCTGCGTGGTGGTGGCGCTCGCCGTCATCGGCATGGTGCTGTACGTCGGCCGGCGCGTGCCGCTGTTCTGACCATGGCCGCCAGCGCCGCCGCCATGAGCCTGCCTGATCGCGAGCCCACCGACGAGCAGATGCGCGCCGCGTGGCGTGCGCTCGCGCAGCCCGACTGGGGCGACTACGACCAGGCCAGGGCCGCTTGGGTGCGCTACGCGATTGCCCGGATGCGTGCCCGCGTGATCGCCAGCGGCCGG